TACCATCTATAAGATTAATATCTGTAGCACTTGCTGTAACACCATCTAAAATGTTTAATTCTGCAACTGTTGAAGTAATGCCATCAAGAGTATTTATCTCTGCTGCTGTAGCTGTGACACCGTCAAGAATATTAAGTTCGGAAGCAGTTGAAGTAACTGTAGTGCCATTGATAGCAAGTGTATCTATTTCAGCAGTACCGTCAATATAAAGGTTTCTCCATTGTTGAGAAGCACTTCCTAAGTCATAAGTGTCATCATCGTCTGGAATAATATGAGAGTCTACATCAGCTCCGAATACTACGTTATCAGTTGCAGCATCTCCCATAGTAATCGTACCACCATTAAAAGTTGTAGTACCTGTTACTGTTAAGTTTCCTCCAACTGTAGCATTGCCACTTGTTGTAAGTGTTGTAAATGCTCCTGTAGAAGCCGAGTTAGCTCCAACCGTAGCTCCATCTACTGTACCACCATTTATATCTGCTGTGTCGGCTACTAAAGCATCTGTAGTAACTGTACCATCAAAGTAAGCATCTTTAAATTCTACAGAGCTTGTACCTAAATCTATATCGTTATCAGTAACAGGAACAATAGCTCCGTCCTGTATTCTAATTTGCTCTACTGCTGCAGAAGATACTTCAACAAAGACACCCCATCTATTGTTGGTACTATCAACTACAATTTTATTTAGAAAATCTAAATCACCTATAGTGTGTATATTACCACCTTGTCCAGCAGTACCATCGTGTCTGTGTCCTGTAGATGATGCACTACTTGAAGAGTAGCTAAAAGCGTTTAATAGTTGATTATATTCGTTATTAAAAAGCGCAGCAGTTATAGTATCGCCATCTGCCATCGAACTTTGTCTGGTATATGCTTGAGCCATAGTTTATTTCTCTCTTGTTATTATTATTGTCTTCCTGATGGTCTGTAATTTATATATAATCCATTTAATGTGTATGGAGCATTTGTATCGTCACTAAAAATTTTAAAGAAGTTACTATATCCGCTTCCTGTTAAAGCTTGTCTAACTAAAGGTTGCGATTGTGCGCCTAATATGTTTGTTCCAAAAACAGCAGTTCCAAAAAGAGAAGGCGTAGGTACTTCTGTAAGAGTAGCATCTAACGGTTGAGGAACATCTGTACTATCATAATCATATCGTATTCTTAACGTAGGTTGTATTGCTCCTTCTGGTGATATAGAAATTTTAAGATAATCTAAAGTCTTTAAAGTTCCAAAATCTCCATAATCAAAGTCAGGAGATTGATACTGAGCTACTATATTAGTTTCTGTACCTGCAGGGTTAAAAGAGTTACCTGTATCGTGGTTATAAATATACCCATCTCTGTCTCCGTGATATACTTTTTCTTTACCTGCAGAATTAAAACCAGAAGTAACAGCAGGAGCTTGTATTCCTGATGTTTCCGCCCATTCAAATCCTTCAGGTCTTAATGTTCCTATAATTCCTTTTGAAGCAGCAGCCGAAGCTCCGCTTGTGCTGTAATACATTCTGTATTGAGATTTATCTCTTAATACTACACTACTAAATTCGTATGTTGAATCACTACTAAGAATATTGTTAATAATAGGTTGTATAGCTTTACTAACAGTTCCAAGCTCTACGTCACCAATTCTTGCTGTACCTGCAATAGTTCTAAAGCCATCAGGTGCTAAAAAAATCAAATCACCTGCAAATTCCTGTATAGTCTTACCATCTACACAACCTACGTTCTTTGTAACAGGTACTATTGCTATCGTACTTGAATTATTTATATTCTGTAATTTGTAGATTGAGTTCCTACAAAATATAAATAGCTCATCACGGAAAGATTTAAGCCCTACTACTTGATCATCTAATACAATACTACCTGATCCTGAACTTGTAAAATCATCTATGTCACTTGTACCACTATAAAAGATTGTGTTCTTTGCTGTAGCTGCACCTGCAACTACTAAGTGTTTATCGTGTATTACACAAAACTTAGGATAATGTGTACCACTTACTGTAATCTCTTTTGCAAAAAAAGTTCTGTTTGTTATATCAGAATCTGTACCTGTCATTTTAAAATAGAAAGGTTTTGCTCCAGATCCTTCATCAGTAATAATTAANTCACCGTATTCTGTATCGCCTTCAAAGANTGCAAAGTGTGCTTTGCTCTGTGAAGTCCTTGCAGAAGCACTACGACCTGTAAAAGTAGTGTGGTTATCTCCGCTTCCTGATACACTTGCTCTATTAATCTGTAACCAACTGTTTCCAGTTTGACTAAAATATATGTTAGTACCTGAACAAGCTACTACTCCATCTGCATATACTTTCAGTCCTAATATATCATTACTGCTATTTGGTCGTGTACCATCTCCTAACTGCGAATAGCCATTAATACGTCTGTACCCACCTTTTATATCTACTTCAAAATTCTCTAGTTTTGTAGCTATTCCTGGAGTTTGTAAAAGAGACAAAGCATTTGTAGATTTATTTAAACCTCCTCTAAGAGGAACTGAAAAGGGTTGTGCAGCCGCCATTAGAAATAAATCCTATCGTCTGTCATACTTTTTGGTTGTGGATTAATTAAATTAGACTTCATATACTTCATACCTTTTTTATAATCATCTAGTGCAAAAGCTGCTTGTTGTAAGTTTTCTTTAAACTGATGAACATAGTAACGTGTTCTAGCTAATATAACAGACGCATATTGGTCAGGAAGAGTAATAGTATCTCCGTGTGCCGATAAAGCAGTTGGTTTAGTATAAGCATAAAAATGAACATTATATACTTTGTCTGGTATAGGACTAAGACCAAACTTACGGTGGTCTGGACTACGAATAACGTAACGAGGTTCTCCATAGTTTTGAGTATCTGCATCATCTGCGTTTTCTGAATCTCTTCTATACCTTCTCCAATCTGCTAAAGATATAAACTTTAAACCTCTTGAAACATACGGAGCTGATTCGCCTGATACACTTATTGTTGTAATATAAAAATCATCCCAATCTATAGAAGCATAATCAGTAGTTATACTAGAACTATCTGATTTAAGAGTATACCATCTAGTTCCTGCTACAGTTGCTACAGTTACATTACCGTAAAAAGGATCTGTACCACCACTAGCTGCAACAGCAAAAAAAGGAAGTTGAGGTTCTTCGTTTGCAATATCATTTAATGATCTATTTATAGATTCTTTAACAAATGCTTGTATTCCTACTGCGTCTGAAAAGTTTGATGATGTTAATTGAATCTCNTTAAGTTCTCTTAAAGCCTCATTAGTAAGTGTTAAATATGTTGTAGCCATTATTTACCTTTTTTCTTTTTACCAAATATTCTATCGTAGTTGTCTTGGTAGTTTTTTTTAGCTTCACCAGAATATGCGTTACCTAACAATCCTAAGACTCTAGTGCTTTTAGGGCCTCTAGAGCCATTTAGGATCATAGGATTTTTATCGTTACCTATCTGTGGCATATCTACTGATCAGGAGTAGAGCCGAGATGTAAAAACTCAACTAAATAAGTAACAGTTGTAGCTGCTGTAGCAAGATCATTTGCTAGTGGTTTAAGACGAGCATAAAGTGTACGAGCAGAAGCACTATACAAAGTAGAGGCTATAACAATAGCTTCTGAAGTTGCAGGGCCTCCAACAACACCTGCTGTTACTCCTGTTCCTACAAAAGCGTTAGCTGCGTGTCCATGTGAGTCTTGAATAATATACAAAGGTGCGTTTGCTGTCCAAGTTACTGCTGATCCACCATCATCAAGAATAGCTTTTTCATCAATAATTTGACCACCACCTGCTGAAGTACCTAAATCAAAATCAACATCATCGCCTGAAGCTCCTGCTGTAACAATGTTACCTGCTGGGATGGCAATAAGGTTTCTGATAATAGTATCGGCTGGTTGTGTAAATGAAACATCGTAAGTAGCGTCAGCAGTAACTGCAATAGTTCCTGTTGTAGCTGAAGTCCACGAAGTACATATGTTGTCAGCAATATCCTGAACATCTCCTGTTCTGGGTGAGTTGCGCCCTGTATCTCTTACTTTAAATACTGGGTTTGACATTTTGTGTCTCCTTTATCTTTAAAAGATAAGTTAGTGTTAATAAAATTTGTACTTTAAAAAAAGATTGGGAGGCTTTTACACCTCCCGAATCCTATTAGTCGATACCGTAGAAAGCAGAAACTAATGCTTCAGGACGGAGTACTTTAGAACCATATACATGTAGTCCTCGTACAATGTCTCCAAAGCTATCAGGATCTCTGATTACTTCAGTACTTGTTATAGTCTGAGCAGTAGCTGTAGACGACATGTGACCAGCAATACATTTACCAGCAGCATTAGATGTTGAGGCAATGTTGTTTGATTTATACATGTCAAATCCACGAAGTTTACCACTTGAGACTAGACCATTTCTAATTGAACCTTGACCTGCGTTGTAATCAACAGACAAAAGTTTTGAAGATGAACTTGCAAGAACTTCATAGAAGTCAGGTGATGCTAAGAACCATCTACCTTCTTCTGGAATGTTCTGTTCATCAAGCAAACGAGCCATGTGCGAAAGCACATCAATAGGATCGTGTTCACTTGCTGCAAAACCGATGTCAAGATTACCAGTNCCNTCAAATGTACCTGCCGCTAAATCAGTAGCGTTGTCAGAACCAAGAATGTGGTTAGGACTTGAGGCAGAAACACCTGCGAACATAGTAGCAATTACACCTTCATCATAAGCATCACGAAGAGCGTATGCTGCAGATGAACTAGCTACTTCTTTAAAGTTCACGTGAGACATTTTAGTTTCAATGTCATCAACGATGAATTTAAATGCGTTAGCTGTATCAACTACAAGAGTCAACTCTTGGTCAGTTAGTTTAGTCGCTGTAACGTCTGCACCACGTTCATACTGATACACAGTAATTTCGGGTTCTTTAATAATATTTACCGAATCTCCAAAAGCAGTAATTTCACCAGCATAATCTGTGTTGGTGATCGCTTCTACAACCGAAGCCTTTCTAAAGAAGTTAAGAACCTTTTTAGAGTAGACTGCAGGAAGGAAAAACGAATTAGTTTGACCGCTTACGGAGTTGGCAAAGTTGGCATTAGTATCCGTGCTAGGCTCGAAATACTGATCTGATTGGTTATAAGCCATTTTACTTCTCCATTATATCAAATTAAAAGTTATTGTTTTACTACTCTGCCTTCGTGAATTGCTCGTCCGATTTCATCTTCGTACTTGTCAAATTCAGCAATAGACATTGCAGCAATTTCCCTTTCAGTCCAGATCTTATCCTGCTTTGGTTCAACCGCAGTTGTTTTAGTTGAAACCATATCTGCAGCAGTTTTTCTAGACTGTTTCTTTTTAGGCTTACTAGCTTTAACATCTAATCCAACATCACGCTTATATAAATCTAAAGCACGACTTGCAAGATCCCCATCACTAGCATTTTTATATATCCAATCTTGAATTGATTGAGGTTGTGCTTTAGCCCACGAATGGAACTCATCACTATTCTTAATCTCTTCAAAGTCAGGATGACTATTCATCAACCTTTCCTGTGCTTGTTTAGCTAGAAGTTCTGTCTCACGTTCCTGTAATGCAGCTAATCGTTCTTCTAGAGTTTTAGTTCTTTCAGAACTTTGCATATGTGCTACAGTTTCTACTACTTCATACACATCTGGATATTGCTCTCTAAACTTTTCTAGTTCTTCTGGAGACTTTGGAGCTACATAGTTTGTTCTGTTTTTAGCAGCTTCTTCTAGTAACTCTTGCTCTCTAGCTTTAAACTCATTAAGTTTAGAATCGTAATGTGTTTTTAAATCATCATATCTTTTTTTGTAATCAGGCTTACTATAAGGTTTATCTTTAGTAGCTTGTTTACTTTGCTTTGATTCTTTAACTTCTTCTTGAACCTCTTCTTGTGGTTGAGGTTTTTGAAAAAATAAACCATCATCAGCAGATACAAATGGTTTTTCTTTTTGGTTGTGCCATTCCTTTTTAGCGTTATAAGGATTAGCGTCTTTCGCTTGTGTTGCCATATCTTACTCCTACTCAGGGCTTTCTAAACAAAGTAGCTGCATTAGTCGACTGTGCAGGGTTTGTTTTTGTAAAGGTAGCCTTTCGGTTAATGTTGTGATAAAGGGCTTAGTAAACTAAGGTAGCTTTATCGTTTATTGCATACGAGGGTTTACAGACATCATACCTTTTTTGATTTCATCTTCAGCTATATCTTCATCAATAGGCTTTCCAAATCTATCTACTTTAGGTTTTTCTTCTACTTCACCACCCATCTGCATATCCTGTCTCATAGCATCTGCTTCAGCTTCGGCATCTTCCATCATACTTTGTAATCTGTCCGCGCCTATTTGCTCTGTAGCTTTTGCTGTAAAGACAAACTCACCATCCGATAACCGTGCAGGTATCGAATCGGAGACTCCAGAACCTGGGCCGTCAACTGGCCCTGATCCTGCAAATTCCATAGCTGTATCCATAACTTTATCAAACATTACGCTTAGTTCTGGATCAGCTTCTAATTTAGTCATTAATGTTGTTTCTTCTTCTGGAGATAAAGATTGATCTATAATAAAATCTAAATACTCATCTTCCATTTGTTCGTCAGGCATCATATCCTGTTCTTGTTCTTCCATCATAGGTTCTTCTTCTGTAGGCATCATCATAGCCATTTGAGCATCTACATCTCCACCTTCTTGATATTTTTTTCTTTTCACATTTCCGCCTTTATAAAACCCCTGTGCATAGTCAGGGCTAAT